GCCCCAACGTTATCATTATATTGATAAACTTCTGGAAGTACTACTGATGGTGGTGCCCACAATATCTTGTTTGTGTTAGTATCAGCGATTTGAACCCAAGGATAGTATACTGCTGCGTAGTTTGTATCTAGTGTTGCTGCTTGATTTGTTACGGTACTGATTGAATCAGCGTATGTACCGATGTCCATGATGTAGAATGCATCACCACGGGTTTCACAAAGATCGATTGCTTCTTGTGCAACATATGAGTGAATACGTTGAATTACTCCAGGTATGACCAAGAGGTTAAAGTCAACACTATCTTGATTACTGATTGCGTCAAGTGCTCTCTTATATGACAATGATCCACTTGCGGTAGATGTGGACAAATCAAAACCTTGACTATTTGATGCGACTATCGAACTACCTAGTGCGATAGTACGTGCCGGATTCAATCCATCAAATCCACCTTGGAATGGAACTGTGAAACGACGATATCCAACATCGGTTCTACTGTTACTACCAGTTAATGCAATATTACGTGAAGTATTACCAGTGGTTGGTACATCTGCTCCAACTGATTCTAAGTTGAATGAAGTACCTGTTACTGTTATTGGTGTTCCGTTTCCAACTATCGGATTTAGATATGATAATGATGTTGTATTGGTAAAGTTAAACCCGTAATAGTATCTTCTATCTATTGAAGATGTTGTCCATCCTGCCGCGCCAGTATCAGTTCTTACCCATCTACTGTAAACAAGTGAACCGGTGGCGAACTCTGTTGTTGAACCAGATACCGTAGATGATAGTGCAGCGTATCCATAAGGTACTGCGGCTTGTGGAATGACTGCATCATTCATTGTAATACGGACATACTTTGATAGAATTGGATAGTCACCTATATAGAGTGTTTCACCTGTATTTGAATCATATGTTGGCACTGCATTACCAATTCTACGTGCGATATAGTCTGGACTATCTGGGTCTAATGTAAGATTGTCCCAACTTTCAAGAACGTTTAATGAAGTATCTGTATCATTAAAGTCACGAACTAATAATGTAAATGTTCCATAGTTACTGTTTGATGAACCAGAGGGTGTGATTCCTGTGATGGAAATCTTAATTTGTTTATTTGCATTAGTACCGTCTGTTAAGGTATGAACCTTGAACAAATCGTGTTTGGTACCGGCGATAGTTTGTGATTGAATATAAGGAGTACTTGCATTACTGTATTCGGCATCAGTTACTACTGCATTTGCGTTATTTGTAAGATTTAATGATATGACCGAACCTGTTAAAAATACGTCTGCACCAACTTGAGATAACGCGTCAGGAAATACGGTATAGGTATATCCGTTGTATGTAGAATTTGTTTGTGGATTACTACCGAAATAGTTTGTAATGAATGATGTATTTCCTTCGAGTGGACTTAAACCACTAGCCGAGGTTGGTGTAGTTGAGCCGCTAAGTACTACACTGAAGCTTCCTGTGTTTCCACCTACTCTAACTAATGTTATATCGTCTCCGGCTATTGTAGGATGTAGTACAGCAAATACTTTTTTACCAGTAGAACCAGTAGCGTAAATTGCTGCGGTGTTTTTTACATATCCACCTAAACCAAGTACGCGAACGATTGTCGCGGAACCTGCTTCCTGTAGGTAGTTCTTTACAGTATATCCCATATAGGAAGTACCATCAGGTTCACCGAATGTGGTCACGAACCCATCAATACCTTGTACTTGTGTGGGAATAAATGCTGGTCCCGTTGTCGTCGGGCCAATGAACGCTGCACCGATTTGTGCAATTCCTTGTGGAAGGAATGATAGGTCACGTTCTTGCGTGAACACGCCTGGTGACACGATTCTTTCTGCCATACGGTATTCTCCAAACTAAATTTGTTTATTTTTCTGGTGTAAATTCCCCGGTCTCAAAATTAATTGAGCCAACTCCATACTTCTCAGATAACCGTTTGACTAAATTTTGTTCATCTACAATAAATTTTTTAAATTGTGCTGTTTGTTGTTCTAATGTGTCTTTTAGACTTTTTACATCTTCTTCTAATAATTTAATTTGAAGAAATAACTGTCCTGACTCACCTATAACTTCATTAATTTTTGTTCTTAAATCACTGATTTCTTTTAAATCTTCGTCTGTAATTTTACTCATATAATAACCTCTTTTATATAAAGGAACTCGTATTATAAATATCTCTTTTTTTACCTAAACATCAATTATTATTATTCTATTTCAGTAAAAGTGACAACTTTTTTGACTCCGTATTTTTTACGTACTAATGCCCCTCTATTATGTCCGACATCTAATTGTGACTCTGGTAATAGATATGCGTGAACTGTCATATCAAATTGAGTACGAACGACTCTATCACTTGTATTTGGTAGTTCCGTAAGAGGTTCGAATGATTGAATTATGGTGCGGAACTTATATTGGTTGGGTTCTCCCCAAAATTCATCACTTTCAAACGATATATTCTCCACAACAGAATTCATCTGTTCCATATATTCTGTCCATATCATACACTTGTAAGTGAATGTATAATAATCTGGGGTAGCTGTGGTTGTGAAGTACTCTCTACTTGGTGTAATTCCATTTACTACATTAAATTGGTCGTATGGTGTACGACGATTCCATCCTGTATAAAATGTTCTATCGTAATATTTGTTTACAGGAGAATTTATTTTTGATTTTTTCATAGCGGTTCTACGAATCATCAATATTGGTAACTGAATTTTACCTATGGAATCACGTAGTACTCCATCTCGTTGCGCACTTTTCCAACGTTCTGGACTTCCATAGATTATGGGAACAGTTGTTTGAATCCCATTTTGATTAACAATCGGTTTAATTCTGTCTGATAAATACTTAACTATCGAATTATCTACCGTATAAAGATTTATGGATATTTTTTGCCCGTCAGTCTGCGTATCATCTGCTCTACTTTGTACACGTTGAGACTGTTGATTATCATTTACAATTTTTACAGGTTCTTTTAATTCTGGGTCAAAGGTCATACTTGTACCTCTTCAATATCAATACTTGTACGACGAGTTAAGTGTGCCATACAAATGATTGCGGTATTAAACCCTGGTTTACCTGCGATGAGTTGTGTTTCGGTAATATTGTGAATTTCGTAGTAATGATTATTATATCCCACGATGTCACCTATTTCTGGATATACGTTTACTTCTTGTAGCATTCTACGTGCAAATCTAAACTCTACTTGCTGACTTTGATTTGAACCGAATCCTTCATCCTTTTCCAGTGTATTTTTATTATATTTTATAATTGCATTAACTTTAGCTGGGGTGTAACGTGGTTTGGATGTCGCTTCTCCATATATGTTTATTGTTGTAGACCCAACAACAATCTTATACAACACAACCCCAACATCCATCGTTTCGTCGATTAGTTCTCGGGTAATGTGTTGTATAAATTCAAAATCACGTTGTGTGACAAAGCGTGCCATGGATTAACCTATGTAAATAAGTGTTGGAACATTATTAAACATTTCTTTCATGTTTTTTGAATTTTCCATTTGTTTCTTCATTTGTGCTTGTAATCCTGTTTCTTCTAAAGTTTCACGAAGTTCTTTTATTAAACCTTCCTTCTCAGCGATTGCTTCTTTTCTAAGAATATCACCATCCATGCGGATTTCTCCGTCTGGATATGGTATTTCTTGGAACTTTGAACGAATAATACCTAACAATTCTTTCGCTAGAGCTAGTGTGTATCTAAATATCCATGTACGTGACATATCGTTTGTTTTTGAATACGAAATGTGCGTGTAAGGTACATTTGACAAATCACTTGCAATATTACTACCTGATTGGAGTAATCCTGCCTTCTTGTCTGCCTTTACGATGTAATCAAACCAAACAACTTTTTCTTCTTTGAATATTGGAGAGAACCTAATAATATTATTTGAAATTTCAAATCCGTATTGACTCTTACGAATCATATCATTGATTTCAATTGCTTGAATGCGAAGAAGGTCTTCATATGCTGGCATCATAACGAAAGTCACTGGTGGTGAGTATCCGTCAAATCCAAATTCTGCCATCAAATTCGTTAAACCAAGACCCGTGGTTGCAAATGGGTCATAGTAACGTGCGACTGCTGGTGGCATGTAATGATACACACGGCGAATTTCTATTGGTTGTCCACTTTCACTTACATCTGCCCATAACGTTTTTAAATCATATGTTTGTACACCAATAGAAGCAGAAATATATCCTTTTTTGACTGTCACATTACCACCAGACAATCCTTCCACACCGTAATCATTTGCTAAACTAACTAGTTGTGGAATAGCAGAACCAACTATGTTACGTTGTGTAGCAGACGTAGTTGTTGTTGCACCTTGTAGTGACATCATATATTCACGTGCATTAAACTGATTGACTTGATTTCCGTATGTACTTATTGCTTCTTCAAAACAAGCATATATCTGTTTATCAATCAATTCTACTTCCACCACAGGATATCCTAACTTACGTGCAACCCATTCTGCTGCTTTTGGTGCATCAGATATAAATTGCGAATCTGTATCATAGAATCCAAATGGTGTAATTCCTATTGGATTTCCTGGATTTCCGTCATAGAAAATTGGTTCTTGTGTTTCCATATCACTCTCTATTAAAGGACTAGTAATAAATAGTTTTATTTCATTGTTAATTCATATTTTGACCAAATAGAAATAAAAAGGGTGACCTTTCGGCCACCCAATTTATTCCCACCGTTACTACTTAGATTATACTAATCCAAGACTTTCGATGTAAACCTTACCGAAGAATTCTGGACGTACAACCTTCTTAGCATAACGGGTCATTACACCACGGCGTGGTGTGAAGTTATTTGGATCGTAGACCAATGGGGTCATGATGAGTGGGATATATGGAGCATATACTGCACCAGTTTCGAGGAAGTTACTTCCACGGAAGCCCATCAATACGATGTTTTCCTTCATGTATGGGTTCTTGTAGATGGTGAAGCGGTTTTGGAATGAACCAACCTTACTTACGCCACCTGCAAATTCCATCTTGTCACCGTCTGTGTTTGTTGCGAATCCTGGGATTGTTTCCAAGATTGTTGCAACGGTTGGTGAAACAACTGCGAAGTTTGCACCACCACGCATTGTGAGTTGGTGAATCTTGTTACTGACTTTTTGCATCTTTTGACCAAGTGTTTGGTACCAAGTCATGTTGGTCCATGCTGTGCCTTGGAATGATGATGCTGCGAAACCAGAACCATTCCATACGGTTCCGATTTGTGCTGACCAGTATTCAGTAGTTGCTGTTGGAACTGCTGCGATTAACATGTCAAGGATTTCGAGGTCGATTTCGGTTGAGATGTAATCACTTAACATTGCGG